AGCGATTAGCTTTGCCAACTTGCTCACAGGCTTGCCGTCCTCATCGTCGCACTGATGCTCTGACGCAACAATGTCAACCGTTCCCTCTTGGGAAAACGTCAGTTGCTCAACGATATAAATGTTTTCACTAAATTTGTCATCAATAACAGTAAACACGGAATCATGGAATCTACTGTTCTGCACCGTGCCGCCACTGACGCTCATCTCTCCTCTTTCAATATCTTCTGATCCTGCTTTAAAAAACACTACCGTGTAGGGACCGTCTTCCAGCTCTTGAACACTGGTAACGAGACCAGAAGCGCTGACCGTGCCATTGTTCGCACTTGAGTAGGGTGATGCAGTTGTCACAACCTTGATATATGAACCAGCCCTGAGGTTCAAGCCTTCAACAGTTGTTGAAAAACTAATGGTGTGCGTCACGTGTTGACGAATGCCAAGGAAGTACATGCCCACCTTTCGCGCATGACTTTCAGAGGTACAGAACTGAGTTAAATCAAACTGCTCTTCCGGCAGCTCATCCGTGCCATACCGCTCTGGCTTTCCTGGAAGCTTGACCTCAATCACCCTTTCCTGAGGCAGTTTATTTTTAGTCTCTTGCCGATAACGCATTACTGCCTTGAACGGTCTACGCTCTTCGCTGCGGAGATACTCAACCTTAAAGGTATCCTCCAAGATGTTTCCACTGGTAAACAGCTGGTCAATTTGCACCGTTCCAGTGTTTATGCTGCCGCCTCCAGTGTGCGGAACGGCAGGTACAAGCGAGAACTTGCCGTCAGCAATGATGAAGTTGCACAGGAAATACGGAGCCGTGTCAGTAACGAACTGACGCAAGTTGGTGCGCTCAACAATCACTCCATTAAAGAACAGCTGCTGTTTACGCAAGAACTTTGAAGTAGCAACAAACTGATCTTCATCAAGCAAAGTATTTGCCGCATTGGTTTCGTTTACACCCATCAACGCTCCAGCACCCGCTACTTGATCCGTCATCAGGAAAAAGACGAGATCAGTAAACAGGTTGCTAGGACCATAACGCTGCTGGAACGTCAAGCTGTCTGGTTCATCGTATGGATTACCTTCAGCGCGATCATATGCAGGATGAAGACGCTTGACGTGCAATCCGCTTCCGAGCCAACAACGCATCTGATCTAAACTGGTAAAGTTGCGCCCTGCTTTCAACGACAACCCAGCAATCGTCATGTTCTCGTATTGCGGGATGGTATCGTTTTTCATAATTTCGTTTACATATACGATCGAATGCTCTGGCTCTGACTCGTTCGACTTTTGCACCAGTCCACGATAAAAACTAATATCAGCAAGCTGGCTTTGACCTTCAAATATAGTTTCTCCAGTCAACTTGACTGTTTTCCCGATTGTTTTTACTTCAGTGATGCGGTACCTGTATCCAACCGTGTCATATCCAGTGTAAAAAGGATTGTTGATGTCGATATTAAAATCATGGTCAACGCCTTCGCCTTTTATCCAATCATCATCGGTGTTCCCACCTTCGATAATTTCAATTGTCTCAGGGCTGCCCCAGCCTTTATTTCTACCACTAAAATGACCAGACGGAAGCTCTATTACTGAAGCAGTCATTTTTACTTCAACGTCTTTAGAGCCTAACTGTCTAGTAAAAACCACTCGAACCGCATCAGATTTATCGCCAATACTTTTGCCTGCAGTCGTCCCAAATAACTCATATTTGTACGCCTGATCTCGACCCTGATTTGTACCTGTTACGTTTACGCGGGTCACCTTGTATTTAATTCCCGAGCGGGTCATGGTCCCTTCAGGATGATTATTCGCGAATGGATTGGTGCTGCCGTCATAAGCAGCCTTCGTTCCACCAATCTCAGTAGAGTTTGAACCGCGGGTGAAAGACACTAACTCGTCACTAACACTAAACCCAGGAGAACTGCCAACAATCTCAGCGCCTATTCCCATCCAGACAAACCTGTTTCCGTTGTATTGTCTTGAGTAGTGATCTTCGGATAACTTTTTCTTTTTAACAGTCCATTTCACCTTAATCCATCTGTTATCGCCTACATTCTCTCTGGTTGCTTTTCTCTCAATAGTTCCTTCTGCCCCAGGATGGTTCTGCGCACTGCCAAAAATTTCATGGAAGAACGCACCTTGTCTTCCCACAGTGCCGACATTAGATGCATAGTCAACAAACTCCATTGACTCGGCAAAACGAAATTTTCCGTTTTGGTCTTCTGGTAAAACCTGCTCTCGTCGTATCGCCGTAGGGACACTTCTTTCTCCTTCAAACCTTTCTTCTCTTGGCTCGCGAATAAACTCCCTGTTTGTTGTTAACTCTACTTTAAGCTTTCTGTAGCCTGACGTTTCGATGGTAAATCCACCACTGCTTTCACTTATAATTTCTTGCTGGTCATCTTTGGTCTGCGAAGCATTTAAGACAATCATTTCTTGACTATCGTCAAGCGAACGCAACTCAGAGGCAGGAATAGGAACAAATTTAAATTCAAACTCTTTTTCTCGGGGGTGTATAAAACGGATAAAATTGTATTGGTCAACGGGCTTGTTGCCTCTAACAACAAAATACGGAGACAACCGCCTAAATTCAAATAACTTGCTACTTTCATCTAGCCCTGCTTGACGCACAAAAACTTGAAACACGGAAGATCGAGCAATTGTTCCTGTGTACGTTCCAGATCGTACTGATACCTCTTTGTCGTCAAACTTTCGCAGCTCGTCAGACGTGGGCGTTGAGTTGAAAGCGCATAAACCGTTCAAGCGTTGAAAAACACGGCTGCGAATACCAACTTCCGTAACACCTGCTGGCCTGTTGTTTCTAACAATGCCTGTTGCAATTTTGGTTATAGGAAAGAAACCAGCGCCAACTCCATTTCGGTTGTTTTTAAATCCATCACCCGTGTGCCCGTCTTCTTCAGGGTCAATAACTAGATCTTCACTCACAAGCCCAATCAGCTTTTGCCGAGACTCAGAAGTGTCTATGCACCTCATGCGAACTATAGTGCGATCATTGCCGTCAGGATTGAAAGGATCATCTGATCTTCCCTCAACAACCCACTTGGTGTTGCCAATAGCAAAATGCTCGCCGATCTGCATAGTGTCATCTGCCGCTTCCTGTTCTGCTTTTACGGTTTGATTGATGTCATCAACGTTTTCTCCACCCCTGTTGTTAGATCTTTGGTAAATACCCTTGTCTATGCTTGAGGGCTCAATAATAAACAACACAACATCATCTTTTGCGACCTCTACCTCTTGGAATTGTTTTCCAGAATAGGTAACGTCAACAGAAATTTTGCTATTGTCAGAAGATTTTCTTTCCAACCTTAAAAGGCCCATGCGGGGGCTATACATGCGGCCTCTACCTTTCTGACGTTGCTTGCGAATATCAACAAGACGGTCTTCATCACCAATATTAAAGTTATTGTCCTGATCACCGACAATTTTTAGCCTTCGCAGCGTTAATACAAAAGCCTGTTTGTTGTCCGTTCCATCAGGGATGGAAACAACGTCATAATTAACCTTGAAGCCTGTGCCGTTAGGAATCGCCCCATAAACTCCAAACCGCGTATTGTTTGCTGGTGAATACGCATGGCAAAAAGCTTTTGATTTCGACTTTTCTGCAGTCGGAACAAGAAAAACATCATCCTCTCTGTCAAAATTATTGGGATCTCCCTTGTCGGCTCCACCGATTGTTCCGTAGACAAGATTTCCGCCTCTAAGCCTATGCTGGGCTGCGTTTCCTAAAATAGTCGTATTGCGTTTCCAGTAAAAAGCAAAAAAGTCTTCGTAAATAACGTCTAAGGCGTTGTTGCCTAAATAAATCCCTGAAAGATCGGGCAGCTCAAGTCCGTCAGGTCGCTCTCCGTCAGAATGACCTTGTTCGCCAACGACAAACATCAGCTTTGCAGCCTGCTGCGTTCCATGGCTAGACATTCGTGACCACACCAGTTTTGGCGTCACCAACATGCCGCCAATGTCTACGCGCTCATCTCTGCCTCGTATTTTCAGCCTTTGATACAAGCCAAAAATGATCGGAATTGGTGAGGCGTAATCCGCAAGCTCGTTAAGGGTGTCAAAACCACGGCTTGGGTTAAACCGATTCGCACCAGTGATACTTCCAAGATCCAGCTGTGTTCGTTTAGAAGCTTCAGGCGTTTTAGGTTTTGGCGTCAGCAGGTAAGCAACACCAGTCAGCACAAGGCTGATGGCTAAGTTGATCAGAATTGGAGTAGCAACAGGACCAGCTTGAATGTCAGGGATGTGCGCATACTCAGCAGGTCTTACCGCTCCACGACGCCGAACCTCCGCCGTAAATTTGCGGTATTCATCCTCAGTTATTCCAATCGTTGCAATTAACTGCTTCTCGTACGGAAGCAGTGGTACGTCGTAAGCAGATGGACCGAAGACCACTGAATCTTTTCCGACATTCGATTGACGTACAAGATCCCCGTCTGCCATGTGACTGCGAATGCCCAAGATTGCTGCGGTAGCAGCAGAATGTCCCCATCATACTCAGGCTTTTCTACACGCAAACCCCAGCGCATTAGGTCACGGCAAACCTCCCACTTGCTCG